CTGCTGCTTGACCGTCTGGCCGTCGACCGACACCTCGGCCGGCTGCTGGGCCGCCTCGTGGATCGCGTTGGCGATTTCCTCAGGCATCGCGTGCTCCAACTTGCGGGAGCGGGACTTGAACCCGCAGCGCCGGCGCATGAAGCCGGCATGTTGCCGTTACACCATCCCGCCAGACCGGCGGCGCACGACGTGGCCGCCTACTGGTTACTTACGCGGTGAGGGCGCAGGTTGGTGGAACCACTGGCGGGCAGGGGGAGATCGTTACACGGGTAGACATTCGGTCGCTGGAACGGCTCAAGCCCTGCCTACGCGCTGCGCCGTTCGGTGGTCGTAATGCGCCGACCGCAGTGCCGACATTCGCGACGCCGCACGATCCGCCCACCGGCGGATGCGCGTGTGTAGACGACGCGAAAGTGCCGGCAGCCGCACCGCGGGCAGATCAGGCCGCGTGGCTCGTCCGGCTTCCGCGCCGGCTGCACCGTGTTCATCGCCGGCCCCCCTGCAATTCCGAGAGGCGCACCGTCGGCCGCGGCCGGGGAGCATCGCCGACCAGCCCCGGCGGCGCAGCGCCGCCCATCGACGCGGCGACCGCACACCCGACCAGGCAGTCCAGCCAGTGGTTGTCGAGGCCGTCGACGCGGAGCTTCCACTCGTCCACTGTGCGGCCGCGGCCCTCGGTCTTGACGCGGTACTCGCTGGTCAGGTGGTCAGCGAGCAGGCGGTGACGCTCCGGCTGCCGACCGGAGAGCGACAGACAACCCGGATCGCCCATCGGCACGGCGAGGCGAGCCTGGATGAACGACTTCCAGTAGTTCGTGTCGAACACGACGTGGCGGACGGTGCGCCGGCCGGTGATCACCGGGATGCGCCAGTTCAGCCCCACGCGATCCCCGCGCTTGCGCTTGTACTCGCTGAACGGAATGGACGACGCGCCGACGTACCGGCCGTGACTGGGCAACACCACGCCGGCAAACTTGCTCTGCCGGCAGAACTGGTACACGACGTCCGACGACTGGCCCCAGTTCGCGTCGATCAGACAGCGGTCGATCCGCACCTGCGCCCCGTCGTCGCGCTGCCACTCGCGCCCGAGCGTGCGCTCCGTCAACCGCTCCAGTCCCGCGTAGATCGCCCCCTCGATCCCGGCCCGCGGTGCAGCGGCTCCCAGCGTGCGCCGAATGTCACGCAGCGTGAAGTACTCGGCCTTCTGATCCGGCTCCGTCCCGTAGTCGAGGACGTAGCCGCTGAAGTCGTTCTCCCACGCAGCGACGAGCCAGAACAGCGCCTTCGCCTGGACGTCGACGAACATCGTCACGTGCGTGGCCGCGAGCGGCACCTCGCCGCGGCGCTGACCGTTGAGCTTCGCTAGGATCTGGTCGACCGTCAGCAATTCGTCATCGACCTGCTCCTCGGGCAGCGGCTCGTTCTGGTATTCCGCCCAGAACGCCGCTTCCCCCCGGTCGAGCTTGAGGTTCATGGCGTGCTGGATCGCCGACAATTCGTCCGGATGGTGTCGCTCGGGCCAAGCAATCACCGCGCCGGCGTCCATTGCCGCGCGGTTGGCACGGTAGAACTCCGTCGCGTCCGCGATCCCGCGGTCGGCCTGCATGCCGAGCCGCCACAGCTCGGCGTAACGGGTCCACAGCGTGTCGTTGCTGGGCCAGGCGTAGACCATCTTGGTTCGCTCGCCCTGCCACTGCGGGTGCTTCTCACGATCGAGGATGCGGTCGGCCAAGTCGTCCGGGCGGACCACCGTCAGCGTCATCAGCCCGGCGATCTTCCGCCCCGGGCCTGCTAGCCCCAGAATCGCACCGGCCAGGATGCGCTCGCGCGTCATGCACTGTGACGGTGAACGTGCCGACTCGTCGGTCTGTGGATCGTCGATCAACACGAGCGCCGGGCGCACCGACGAGCCGTCCGCGCGCTTGTGCTTCATGCCACGGATGCGGCCGGTGATGCCGGCGACCTTGATAATGGCACCGTTGGACTTCGGCGAGTGGTTCCCCAGCCACTCCAGCGGCGGCAATGTCGGCAGCACGATCTCGCGCGCCGTCCAACCGACGTGCGTCTGCTTGCCCTGGTAGAGCTGGCCCGCAGCGCGTTGATGAATGCCCTCCAGCGCGCGGACGGGCCCGACCACTTCGGAGAAGTCGTCCTCGAGCAGGTCGTTGGTCTCCAGTTCGACCTTGATGCTGTCGAGCATGCTGGCCGCGTGCTCCTCGTCGCTGCCGATCAGCGCGACGAACTCCCGGTGCCCGTATACCAGCGCCCACAGGCACGCGACCTCGCACAGGCTGGTCTTCCCGCTGCCGCGCGGCATCGCCATCGCGAACAGCCCGCCTTCGAGCACCGCCTGCTCGATCTTGGCGATCACCTTCAAATGGTCCGGCGACCACGGCAGGTGGAACGTCTGCGGGAAGTACGCCTCGCAGAAGAACCGGAAGTCGCGTTCGGACCGCTGCCGCTGCTCGGCGTTCCGCGGCGGATGCACCCACTCGCCGGTGGCGATGTCGCGGCCGAGTAGCGCCATCTCGCGGTTGCGCTGGGCGGCCCGCTCCTTGTGGGCGTCGTACCCGGTCAGGCCGGCGGGCTCGGGCTTCGGCCGGTGCCGCTCGATGACCAGCCACGCCACGTAGCGCAGGAGATCCACCGTCCGCCCGTCGCCGATGCGGAACCCCGCACGCGAGCGGTGGCGGTGCAGCTGCCGCTCGGAGATGACCTCACCCAGCGGCGTGCTGTTAAGCAGCCGCACGAGCTCGGTCGGCTTCAGCTTGCGCGGGTCAATCGGCACGAGCGGCCATCTCCTTCACCAGCCACGCGGCGTAGTGCGCGACGTTCAGCGTGTCGTCGTCGTTGGTCGGCGCGCCGGCCGTGACGTCGGCCTGCAGCATTTCGACCGCCACGACCTGACCGCCCACGGCGGACAGCAGCCGGGCCGCGTCCGCCAGCGGCAGCGCCGTCGGGTTCAGCTTCGGAGCCTCGTCCGCCATCACGTCGCCTCCTGTAGGACCCGGCCCACCTGCTGCCCAGCTACGCCCGCCGCCGCCACGAGGCCGCCCGGGTACGCCCCACGCCGCCACCGGGCCGCCCCGTGGCCGCGTACGTAACCAATAGAGGGTCCTGGCCACCCGGGCGCGCCCGAGAGCGCTCTCAGGGCCATGTTGGCGGCCGACTCGGACCTGCCGGCAAGAACTGCAAGAATGTCTCGGAATTCTGGCGGAGCGAGTGGATTCCGGGCCGAACCCATGGCTTCATGTGTCTGTACGCACGCCGCGTACCACGAGGAGCAACGACGATGAACGCGACCACGAAAACGAACCGCCGCCTGACGCCCGGGACCCTGGTGGTCAGCCGCGAAGACGGCGAGCCCGGCCGAATCGTCCGAGTCTGCACCTTCCGCCGTAACGGCGTCGACGCCTGGTCGTACCTGGTCGACACCGCCTACGGCCGCGAGATCTGGGAGGTCGGCGAGTTGTTCGTCCCCACGCCGGCGTAATCCTCCAAACCCACGCGAGGAGCAATTCCGATGACCACGAAGCGCAACACGACGAAGCGGACCACACGGATCAGCATCCGGAAGATCGACGGCGGCTACCGCATCACGGGCGACACGCGGACCTTCCGCAGCCACAGCACCGCGTTTAACGCCGCCTGGCGGGCGGCGGCTCGCACGGGCGCCAGCCTGTACGCCATCACGCCCGACGGCCGAGCCATTCCGCTGCTCACCGGCCCGGTGATCCGGGAGATCGAAGGCTGGTGAGCACAGCGCGCACCCAACGGAGCCACGACCATGTCGAAGCGCAAGACACAGACGACCACGCCCGCCCGCATTGAGGCACTGCTGGCCGGTATCGCCCAAGGCCGCCTGGGGATCGAGACGCTCGAGTGCCGCGGCCTGGACCGGCTCGACTTCCACGAGGTCTACGGGCCGCAAGTCCGCCGCGCGCTGCTGCAGGCGTACGTGCAGGGCTACCAGGACGGCGCCCACGACCGCGGCGCCGGGTTGGACGCGCTGGTCGCCATGCTCAGCGCGGGCGAAAGGCGGGTTCCCGCCGCGCCCGAGAGCGCACTCGGACCGGCCGCAGATTCCGCTGAGAAATCGCAGAATTCCGGCCCCGCAAGTGGATTCCCGGCGAAAAGCAGCGAACTGATGTGACTGTCGCAACGCGAAGGAGCAACGCCGATGACGACGAACCACATGAACCAGACGCCGGACGCCAGCGAGATCCTGGAAACGCTGCGGATCACGAAGGTCCAGCGCCGCACGAGTTGCGGCGGGTCCTGGGTGGTCGGCACGATCGCCGGGCACCGCTTCGACGCCCTGGTCTTCCCCGAGCACGCCGAGTGCGAGTCGTTCGAGCTGGGCGACAGCCGCATCTCGAAGCTCTGGCTCAAGCACCTCGATACGCAGACGACCGCCGCGAATTTCGACCGCGGCTGGGACATCCGCCCGACCACGCCGCTGGCCGCGACGATCGTCGACCTGCTGGCGGCTGGGTTGGCCGAGCACGTGTTTGGCAACTAACGCGGAGGAGCAGCGATGAGCATCGAATTCAAAGCGATCGAGTTCCCGACGGCCCACGAGGCCATCCAGTGGACGTACGCGAGCGGCAAGGGCGAAGCGATCCTGCTTGGCGGCAAGAACTACGTCGCCGAGCAGACTGAGATTGACCGCCTGGCCGCCGCGGGCGTCGAGTTCGCGTACCTGTGCGATCACGAGATGCTGGACGGCACGCACCGCATCATCACGGTCCCCGTCAACTAAGCGGAGGAAAACATCATGCCAGCGAAGAAGAACGAGAAGACGCTGCCGATCGTCGAGCGAGCACTCGCCAACCGCATCGCCGCCCACCGGGCCGGCAACATCGGCGATGCGACCGACGACGGCCGCAAGGCCGACCTGGCGGTCAAGGCCGCGTACATCGCCCTGAAGGCCCACGAGGACATGTCCTGGCTCCGCGACAAGCTCAGCGAGGCCATCGAGCGGGTCGCGATCGCCGAGACCACGAAGGACGCGCACATGGCGCTGGTCTGGCTTCGCACCAGCCTGTGGGACGACGTCCAGGCCGCGCTGACCAAGCTCGAGGCGTACGACGACCTGCTCGCCTGAAGCCGCCGAAACCCGTCGCGGCGGGTCGCCCGGGCGCTGGAGACCCGGGCCTGACGAGGCCAACCACAGAAGGAGACGGCCATGAAGAAGGACGAGATCAAGATCGGGCACACCTACAGCGCAAAAGTGAGCGACCGCGTCGTGACGGTGCGGATCGACAGCACCAACACGCATGGAGGGTGGAACGCGACCAACACCGCCACGGGCAAGCGCATCCGCATCAAGAGCGCCCAGCGCCTGCGGCGGGCGGTCGGCGACGAGGAGCCAGCGAACCGGCGGTCGAAGAGGGCCGCCGCGGAAGTCACGCCCGCCGATCAGGGCATCGCCGCCGCCCGGGCAGAGGCCGCGGAGCCCGAGGTCAACCCGACCGTCGAGGTCATCACTGGCCAGCCGGTGCCCGCGAAGAAGACCCGCACGCGCAAGCTTGCCGCCGAACCGAAGGCCAAGCGCGTCAGCGCGCTCGACGCCGCGGCCCAGGTCCTCGCCGACGCCGGCCTGCCGATGCGGGCCAAGGAGATGATCGAGGCAATGGCCGAGCAGGGACTGTGGTCGAGCCCGAACGGCAAGACGCCCGAGGCCACGCTGTACGCCGCGATCCTCCGCGAAATCGGCACCAAGGGCGACGCGGCCCGCTTCCGTAAGGTCGAACGCGGGCAGTTCGCCAGCACCGCGATGGTGGAGGCGTAACCCGTGACCACGCCGCGCGAACGTGACGAGACGTTCGAGGTCCTCGACGACCACCTGGTCCGCCAGGTCGTCCCCGCCCGCGGGCAGCCGTACGAGCACCGCTGCCCGCGGGCGGCGTTCGAGCAGATCGCCCATGCGGCCGAGGAGCTCGGCGAGCAGGGGTTCACGCTGGAGTCGCTGCTCGAGTACGAACGCACTGCGGGCCGTGACGTCACCTTCACCAACGTCGCGGTCGCGTTGGCGTTTCTGCGCGAGCGGAGCATCCTCGACGTCCGCTACCGGCGGAATCACGCCGCGACGACGAGCGTCTACCTGGACGCCATGACCGAGTACCACGCCCTGGCCGAGAACGGTTGACCGCATCACGCACCCTCGCCCGAAGCCTCGGCAACGACCGGGGCTTCCTCTTCGGTCTGAGAATCCCGTCCATCAGCGCGAACGCGCTCCGCCTTGCGCCCCGTGAACTTCTCCCACCTTTGGACGATGACGTCGCAGTAGAGCGAGTCGAGCTCCATCAGGAACGCGCGTCGGCCCGTCTGCTCGGCCGCGATCAGCGTCGACCCGCTGCCGCCAAACAGGTCAAGGACGTTCTCGCCGGCGCGCGATGAGTACTGCATGGCGCGCACCGCCAATTCGACCGGCTTCTCCGTCAAATGCACCATGCTCTGCGGATTGACCTTCTTGACGGACCACACATCGGTCGCGTTGTTCGGTCCGAGATAGACGTGCGCCGCGCCTTCGCGCCAGCAGTAGAAACACCATTCATGGTTGCCCATGAAATCTTTGCGCGTGAGGACGGGATGCTCCTTCACCCAGATGATCGCCTGCGAGAAATACAGCCCGCAGGCCTTCAGCACCGGTGGGTAGTTCGCGCAGTTCGCATAGCCGCCCCAGCAATACAAGGCGCGCCCGGGCAACAGCACACGAGCGATGCTGCCGAACCAGGCATGCAGCAGCCGATTGAACTCCTCATCGGACACGAAGTCGTTCGCCAGCGGCCGGTCCTTCGGGCGAAGCTTCTTGTGCGTGGCCTTGGCCACCTCGGGCCGCCGTGCCAGATCGAAGCCCTGGTGATGCGTCATGTGCCCATCGCGCCGCGCGGCATCGCTTGCCTGGAACGATGACAGCCCCGCCGCGATGGCGTTGTTGCTGCGCGGCTCCACGCGGACGTTGTAGGGCGGATCTGTATTTACGAGGTGAACCGGGAGCAGCTTCGGGTTAACCTCCGTGCCGGCCGGCAGCTCGAGCGCTTTCGCCGGGGCGACGGCGAGCAGCACGTCCACATCCGCCGCCGACGCGCTGTCGCCGCAGAGCAGTCGGTGCTCGACGCCGTCCGCGTTCCGCAGTATCCACAAGTCGCCGCGCTGCGTGATCGCCTCGTCCGGCGGCTCCGGCACCTCGTCGGGATCGGTCAGGCCCTCCTTCACGCCGTTGGCCGCATCCATGAGCTTCGCCAGCTCGTCCTGATCGAAACCGAGCAGCGACCAGTCAATGCCGGCGTCCTTCAGCTCAGCCAGCTCGATCGGCAGCAGGTCCAGGTTCCACTCCGCGAGCTCGGCGGTCTTGTTGTCGGCGATTCGGTACGCGCGAATCTGTTCGGGCGTCAGGTCGCGCGCGACATGCACCGGCACCTCAGCGAGCCCGAGCTTCTGCGCCGCCTTCCAGCGGGTGTGCCCGCAGACGATGACGCCCGCCTCGTCCACGACGATCGGCTGGCGGAATCCGAACCGCCGGATCGACTCGGCGACGGCGTCGACCGCGGCGTCGTTGATGCGGGGGTTCTTGTCGTAGGGTTTGATCTCGGCCGGCGGCCGGTACTCAACGTTCAGCATCGTTCAGACCTCCTTGTCTCGCGTTGAGGGCGGAACCTCCGCCGCCCGGGCGGCCCCCACGCCGCGACGTTTGGCTCCAGGGCGTCGCGGGGCCGCCAAGTGGTACGGACCTACCAGCCCGCGCGCCCGGCTCGCCCAGGGCGGCCCCGTTGGCGCCCATCGGGCGCCCGGACAGCCGCAACAAACTCTGTCGGGATTGCGAGCTGTTCCCGCGACCCCTCCGGACCGATTCGGCCAGGGGGGAACCATGTTTCACCCTTTCACCCCTCCCCTCGCGTACACGCGCGCCGCGACGCGTCCGGGCAGCGCGTGAGGGGGATCGCGTGAAAGGGTGAAACATAGAGAGAGAGTCTTTCTTTCTCCCTATATTCCTGCCATTTGCGCACTTCCCATGTTTCGCCCCGCGGGGGTGAATCTCGGGTGAGGCTTGGCGAATCATGAGCCGATGACGGTCGTTCAAGTTTCAACCTCCGCCGGTGTTTCACTCTGAGGGTTCACCCCCGCCAGCCGGTACGATCGCACATGCCACCCCGGCCGTGGGGTGGTCACGACATCGATGTCACCTTGCTGTGCCAGCGTTTCGATGAGCGTGCCGAACGTCTTGGCGTCCAACTTCATCCGCTTGAGCAGCACGCTGTGGGGCAATTCGTGGCCCGGTGCGTTCCGCAGCTTCTCCATGAGCTTCAAGCATTCGGCGTGGAACGGGTTTTCGGCCACGTGGCCGGATGCCATGTAGAGCATGCGGCGGGTCTGATGCAGCACGAACCGCGAAGCCCAACGGACCGCAACCACGTCGATGCAAGGCGACCGATAGTCCCCGCTGACCGCGTGCAACAGCGCCAGCTTCCGGGTTTGCTCGCTGACACGGCCCCAGACCGTGGTGCCGACCGGATCGCTTGCCGCCTCGGCGCGTGCGTACTCGGTCTCGGCTTCCGCACGTGTCTCGACGAGCAGGCCCAACGCCTCCTCGGTCGCTTCGATGACGGCCGGGACGGGATGCCATTCCTGGAGGTTGCCCCGCCCCGGTCGGTAGTCGGCCCACCAGCGGGCCGTGTCGATGACGCGCTCGGGCAGGTCGACGATCCGCGGCTCCTGCCCTTTGCAGCGCGGCCCGGACTCGAGGATGACCATGCGGGCAAAGAACCCGTTGGTGAGCATCCGCTCGGAGAGGGCCTCGTAGTAGTGGTTCGGGATCGCCGTGCCGAAGATGACGAGGTTGGGCTGATCGATCACGCCCGGCGCGGCCTTGCCGGCTTTGCGTCGCATGGGAAAGACGCTGTTCGACGCCGAGTACATCGTGAGCAACGTGCCCATGACGTTCTCGTGCCGCGCATCCTTCGCCTTGTTGATCGACTGCAGCATGCCGTCGATCTCGTCGGTCTGGAACAGCATGCACGGGTTCAGGAACAGGGCGTCCTGGACGCCCTCACCCGAGGCGAAGCGGTCGCCGAGGCACTCGGCCAGGCCGACCTCGTGCACGATCCGCGTGTTGACCTTGCGCGGCCAATCCTTGCCGGCGGCCGAATGTGCCAGGCCGAGCAAGTAGATGTTGGTCCGGTTGTCACCCGCGTCGCGGACGCGCCGGCCGGCCAGGAACGCCTGCAGCGCCAGCGCCCCGCAGAACGCCATCACCGGGTTCGGGTACGGCGCCGTGGCCAGGCAGTAGTCCATGACCTCGCCGACGAAGCCCGGGACGTGCAAGAGTTCGTCCGGCAGCGGGCCGGGATCGGGGAGTGGCGGGGCCGTCTTCGGTGCGGCCACGGCACGACGGTCGCGGGTGAACGCCGACAAGTCTACGTCGCCGACGTCGCCCGGCGGCGGTTCCCAGCCTGGTTCGACCGTACGCCGCAGGTCGTGCCACGTGTACTGCTGGCCACGGTTGTGCTTGTTGCAGTATGCCAGCTTGCCATCGTCGCCCACCAGAACGGCGATGTCCGAACCGCCGGTGGACACGATCTTGGGGTTGATCGGGCAGTGTTCGAGCAGCAGCAGGGTCTTGTCGCCGTTGCGGCGTTCGCCCTTGACCGGGACGCCGTGGGCACCGAGCCAGGCCCGCACACCTGCGGGCGTGCAGTCGATCCGCTCCCCCGACGCGGCGTAGACTGGCTCGGCAGCAGAGGCGATCGGCGTCGCGTGGACGCCGGCGAGTTGTTCGAGCAGCTCGCCCGCGACCGGGGCGATCGGGTCAGGCACATCGACCAGTTCCGCGCGCCGGTGCAGACGGTCGGCGACGCCGGCCACACCACGCAGCTCGTCGCCCTTGCGGCTGACCGTGCCGACGACCTTGACGATCCGCGCTGGATTATGCACGGAACGGTCAACGGCGACGGTACCGTCATCGAAGCGGTGCGCGATCGCTTCCAGGACGCGTTTGACCAGTCCACCGTCGTCTGCAGGCAGGTCGAGCCGGTAGAGCAGGTGATACCCGTTGCCGGACATCACCACGATCGGCGCTGGCCAACCAGAATCGGTCAGGTGATCCGCGACAGCGCGGGCCCGCTCGGTTGCCAGCGCCAATTCCGTATCGGTCGAACTCACGCCAGCTGGGCGGACGGGGTCGATGTCGATCAGCAGCCACCGCCGGCGAACAACGTCCTTGTCCTGCGTGGTTTCGCGGGCGCGTGGCTTGATCCGGTTCGCCGACCGCGCCAGCAGCGCCGGCGCGACCGGATTCAGCGTGACGTAGATGCCCGGCGCAACGGCGGAGCGGTCCAGCGCCGCGATCTCGTCGGCGGCCCGGTCGAGGGTGTCGAACGTGAAGTAGCCCGAGCACGTGTAGGCGTACTTCGCGTCCGGCCGGTCGCGGCAGCCGGGGGCGCGCACCTCGAACACGTCCCCGGGCTCGAACAGCAGCTCGAGGAAGCGGCGGATCGTGTCTCGCGGCGCGGCGTTGCCCATCTACGACCTCGCGATGACAAACTCGGGCGGCAGCCAATGAACCGGGAACCCCATGAACTGCGAGCTGTGGTCGCCGTTGGTCTGCTCCAGTCCGGGCGGGCAGCCTTCGGGGAGCCGCCGCAGTTCAGCGCTGTACCAGCTGCGGAACACGTTGAGATCGCCGAGCAGCCAGCGGTGAATGCCGGCGTCGTCGCCAAAGCCGTAGAAGAGGGCGTCGCCCCAGCCTTCGAGGATCTTCGCCAGCTCGGTCTTGCTGCCGTACAGACGCCGCGTGCGGATGGTGAACTCGTCGCCGTAGCGCTCGGCGTACTGCGCCCGCCGCACCCGGCATGCGATCCGCACCGCTGACGATCGCAGGACGATCAGGTCCGTGTTGTGCTGCTGGTCCTCCTCCAGCGGCGCTTCGAGGATCAGATGCCGCGCCACGAGTTCGCGAATCTGCGGGATGAACCGATCGGACCAGCGTTTGTCGTCCTGCCAACCGTTCATCGGGCCTCCTTGCCCCAGCCGACGAAGCCATCGATCCGCCGGCGGTTGAACATGTCCAGACGGCGCCCCGCGGTCACGCGCCGCACCATCTCGTAGAAGGCGTCGGGTTTCTCGCTGTGCCGGCCGCGCGGCGCTTCGAAGCACGTTCGAAACGCCTTCGTGTCGATGAACTCGGGGGTGCCGCGCCGTGCGTACAGCGCGAATTCGCAGTTGAACTGCGGCAGCCCCACCGGCTGGAAGCCGCCCGGCTTGTGCCAGACGAACGTGCAGGCGTACTTCAGGCCCCAGCGCTCGAGCAGCAGCAGCGCGAGCGGCAGAAAACGCTGCGTGGTCCACAGCCACACGTGGCAGTCGTCCGCCGCCGGAATCGTCAGCGCCGCGAGTTGTTCCTCCGTCATCGTCGGGTAGTCGAGATCGGTCTGGTTCGGTCGGCAGTCGCGCTCGATCTTCCGCATCGGCCAGGGCGGGTCGATGACGACCACGTCGTACAGGCCGGTGGGTGCCTGCGCCTCGCGCGCGGCGAGTTGGCTCAGGCGTGTGGCTGTCTCTTCGCGGCGCAGTTCACGCACGACGTGCGCGGTGGTCCGCTTGCCGTCCAGGACCTCACGCGCCTTGTCGGGATGCCGTTCGAGCAGCTCGGCAGCCTTGATAACGGCTGCCTTGGGTGGGCCCTTGCCACTGACGACCTTGTGCTCGACATTGGGATCGAGCGCCCTGGTCTTCTCGACCGCGTCAGCGAACTGCCCATCGCGGCGGATGGTCTTCTCGTCGACGTCGTGCTCGCGGGCCAGGCGCTGCGCGGTCTTGACTGAGTGGACATTTTGTCCACTTTGTCTTGCGGCGTACTTGTTGCCCGGCGGCGCGCCCCGCGCCTTCTTCAGCCGGTTGTACCGGCGGCCGCGCAGCAGTGCCGCCTGGTCCGGCGTCAGGTTCCGCCGCCCGAGCTGGTTGGCGTCGATCCAGTCCGCCGCCGAATCACGGTCGGCCAGCGCGACGTCAGTGACGGTGAATTCGATGCCGTGCCGCTGGCAGATCTCGTGGCGATGGTGCCCGTCGAGCAGGATGTCGTGGCCGCGCCACACGACCAGCGGATCGCGGCAGCCGTCGCGCAGGATGTTCGCCTCGAGCATCTCGCGCTCGTCGTCCGCCAGCGGCGGGACGAGCTCGCGCAGCTCGGGATCGACGATGATCCGCGCGGCGGCCGGCATCAGAACGGCACCTCCGCGAGCATCCGCTCTTCGTACTCATCCCGCGGCACCCAGCGCAGCCAGCGGCCGCACCAAGCGCAGAGCTCCTGCCCGGCGTGCGGGCTCTTGCCAGGCTGGAGCGTGCGATCCGACTTGCCGCATGCGGGGCACGCCAGCTCGGGCGGGGTGTCCGCGACTGCCGGCTTGTCGCCGAGCCGATACGCGACGACGCGGTCGAAACGGTCGCCTTCGCGGCGCTCGACGGTGATCGCGACGGTCGGCGCCAGCGCGCCGGCCTCGGCACGCTCAACGGCCTGCTCGGCGGTGTCGGGTACCGGGTCGTCTGAGCGTGCGCGCCACCAGATCTCCGCCTTCTGGCGCGGGAAGCCCTGATGCTCGAAGCAGACCCACTCAGAGGCGTAAGTCTGGAACCCGATCTTGTAGTCGACGCGCATCGTGCGCGGCGCGTCGGGCGGGGCGTCGCGTTTCGTGTGGACGGCGTAGAAGACCTCGCTGACCTCGTGCTCGGTGCGCGTGACCTGATCCGACAGGATGGCCTCGGTGCCGGCCGTCGCTTCGTGCTTGCTGCGCTGGCGCTCGGGGAACTCGTGGCCGCACTCGGGGCAGTTCGCATAACCCGCGGCGATCAGCGCGTGGCACGCCGGACATTCCTTGGCCGGTGCTTCACCGTTGCCGTTGGACTCGGTGTCGGCCAGGCGGATCGCGTCGACCGGCCCGTGGCGCAGCACATTGCCGCCGAAGTCCAGCACGAGGCAGTCGGCCTTGCCCGGGTGGAGTCGGAAGCCTCTCCCGACCATCTGGTAGTAGAGCCCGGGCGAAAGCGTCGGCCGCACCAGCGCGACGCAGTCGATGTTCGGCGCGTCGAACCCGGTCGTGAGGACATTTACGTTGCAGAGGAACTTCAACTCGCCCGCGCGAAAACGGCGCAGCGCCTCGTCGCGCTGGAACGGCAGGGTCTCGCCGCAGACGAACCCGCACTCGACCTTGTGCCGCTCGCCGAGCACGCGACAGATGTGTTCGCCGTGCCGCACGCCGGACGCGAAGATGAGCACGCTTTTGCGATCCTGTGTGTGCTCGATGATCTCGCGGCAGGCCGAGAGGACCAGGTTCTCGGCATCCATCAGGTCCTCGACCTCGCCGGCGACGTACTCACCGCCGCGGACGTGGAGCTGGTCATAATCAGGACGCTGCAAGCCGGCCTTAGTGCGCAGCGGACAGAGGTAGCCTTGGACGATCAGCTCGCGTACGCCGACCTCGAAGCACACCGCATTGAGGATGTTGTCAGGCGAACAGATCGTGCCCGACTTCATGCGGAACGGCGTAGCCGTCAGGCCGATCACGCGCGCCAGCGGGTTGATCTGCTGCATCTCCGCCAGGAACGTGCGGTACATGCCCTCGCCGTCGGGCGGAATGAGGTGCGCCTCATCGACGATCACCAGATCGACGGCGCCGACGTCGCAGGCTCGCTGGTAGACCGACTGGATGCCGGCGATGGTGACGGCGTAGCCGAGGTCGCGGCGCTTCAATCCGGCGGAGTAGACGCCCACGGGCAGGTCCGGCGCAACGAGTTGCAGCTTCTCGGCCGCCTGCTCGAGCAGCTCGCGCACGTGGGCGAGGATCAGCACGCGGCCGTTCCACACCTGCACGGCGTCGCGGCAGATGGTCGCCATCACCGGCGTCTTGCCGCCGGCGGTGGGGATGACGACGCAGGGGTTGTCGTCGCGTGTACGCAGAAACTCGTACACCGCGTCAACCGCCTCGCGCTGATAGGGCCGCAAGATCATCTCGTCGCCATCCCGTTCAGAGCCTGCTTGAGCACGAGCTCGCGGTGCCCGTGGTGGCGCAGCAGTCGGCGGCCGGCGGTCCGCAGCTCGTCCTCGACGCGGTTGAACGCCTCCATTGCGTCTGCTTCGCCGTTCTGCGATGCGCGCGCAGCCGGCAGCGACTCGAACCAGTCCGCAACCGCGGTGTAGCGCAGCGCGGCGCCGATCAGCTCGGCTTCGAGCAACGCGGGCTGTCCGCCGACCTGCCGCATGTCCTCTCCGTGATCTGCACCACGACCTTGCCGCCCGGCACGACCGGCCCGCGATGCACGTCGAGCCGGTCGATCTGACTGTCGTCCGCGTACACGCCGGCATGCTGGAGCGCGTCGCACAGCGCCTTTTGCAGGTTGTCCAAGTCGCGCCGCCGGCCGTCGGGCGGGAACACATGCACAACCAGCTCGAGCCGGCCGTGCAGCGGCGCCGCACGCCCAGCCGCGAGGAGCGCCACCACATCCCTGCGATAGCGCCTGCCCCCGCGGCTGATCAGCGTGCGGAAGCCGACCCGCCGCCAGTAGTGGTTCACCGACGGCGGGTACGGCAGCTCGAGCACCTGCGTCAGCGCTGCCACGGCGCCTTGCCGTTCCCGGCCGCCGCCGGCGCCGGCTGCGCCGCAGCGCCTTTCTTCTCGTAGCCCTTGATGACGTTGGTCAGATCGCCGGTGTCGTCGCGTTTCTTGTGGCCGACCTTGATGACCAGCGGCAGGTTGTGCAGCTCGACCGAGTCCTTCGGCGCCATCACACCCACGGCGCGGCAGATGGCCGACAGCTCGGCCCGCGCGATCTTCACCGTCGTCTCGTTCGGGTTGTCGAGGTTCAACCGCGCCCACAGCAGCCGCCCCTTGTGCTCGCCCTCCAACACCTGGAAAGTGAGCTGCAGGTACTGCCCGACGCCATTCTTGGTCGGCTTGAACTCCGACTCCGAGATGATCACCAGGTACTTGCCGGCGGGAATCGGATCGAATCCGACGGCAGGGTCCACTTGGCGCGCATCGAATCCTGTGAGGTTGGCCATGTGTCCTACACTCCTTGCTCAACGGGTTCCGGGGTCTCGATCAGCGGGTGCTCGCCGCGGCAGAACGCGGCGTAGATGCGGTAGTCCAGCGAGAATTCTTCGGGCAGGCCGAGGCGGTTCTTCGCCACGTGCGCCGGGCGCTCGGTGGTGCGGATGATCCGCTCGCCGGTGCCGATGCCCTGTACGCGCTTGCGGTCGAAGCCCTCGTTGGTGGTCTTCGTGTGGATGCGGTACGTCGCGAACAGCACGTCGTCGCACCACTCCTGCACGAGCGCCGACGCCAGCTTCTGCAAGCGCGGCGAGTAGCGGTCGTACGTGTCCGTTTCGGGGTTGGCGAACTTCTCGATCTGCGCGTGGGCGATCAGGATGATGTGCATGCCGCGCTCGTTGCGCAGCGCGTCGAGGCCAGACAAGACCTCGCGCCAGTTCGTCAGCGCGAACACGTAGCCCTTGCCGTAGCCGATGTCTTCGATGGACTCGACGCCGCGCTTCTGGCACACCTCGGCCCAGATCAGCCGCTCGAGCCAATCAACGGAATCGACGACCACTGTGCGGTACTCGTGCGGCTCGGTGTAGAGCTCGCCCAGCGCCGCGATCACGTCGGCATACTTCGTCGCGAGCGGTAGGCGCTCGCAGTCGATGTTGGTCAGACCGTCCTCGGTCTGGATGAAGATCGGCGCCTCGGCCATCGCGCCGAAGGTCGACTTGCCGACGCCGTGCGGCCCGTAGATCGTCGTGCGGCGTGGCGCCGCCACACGCCCACGTTGCACCTGCTCAAGCAACTTCATGGAATCGATCTCCTTCGTCGTTCACGTCGGTCTTGTGTGTCTGGCGCGGGGTCCGTGCGAACGGTCCCGGCAGGTTCAGTTCGAGTGAATCGGAACACACGTCACGTGGCGCCCACCTCACAGCCGCTCGACGAGTCGCAGCGACTCGTAGCGCGTGAACCACGCGCCGGTCTCACGGCAGCGCCGCATGTCGGCCATCGCTTCCTCGTTCTCGCCTTGCGCCTGGTCGAGCACCTGCGGCGTGATCTGCCAGACGCCGCAGCGAAACGGCTCGCGTTTCTCGACCGCGACAATGTGGACGGCGAGGCGGCGACCGCAGCCCACGGCGACGAGCGCGCGATAGAACGCCAGCTGATGCACGTAGCCGTAAGCGCGCAGATCGAACTCGAATGCGTCCAGGCTGTCGGCGGTCTTGAGATCCACGACGCCGATGTGGGCGTCCGGGTTGACCCAGTCGATCCGCGCTTGGCAGTTGTGGTCGTGATACCGGCCGCGGACCACGCCCTCGGCGACACCCTCGGTCAGCAGTTCGCTGGCATGGGCGTGCTCGCGAACGGCGGCTGCCATCTGTTCGACCAGCGCGGCATGCACGTCGCTCAGCACCGGCTTGCTCTGTTGCTCGGCCCACTCCGCGAAGGCCTTCGTCTGCGAGCCGAAGGGCTGGCCGGTCTTCGGGTTGATCGGGCCGCCGATGGCGTACTCGCGCTCGTAGCGCTGCCGGCCCTCCAGAATCAGGGCGTGGGCGGCGCGACCGACGATGTACGCCGCCGTGTCGCGCTCCGGCACCAAGCCCAGCTCCTTCTTGTGGTAGAGCAGCGGGCAGCGCCGGAACTCGGCGAGCGCGTGTGCCGACAGGAAGTCCTTTGCTTTGGCGTGATAAACGTCCGCCGGTTCACGCACCAGGAATCGCAGGTCGAGCTTCGAGACCTTGCCATTGCTGCCGAACATACCCAGGTCCTCCGGAAACAGATCGCGTCGGTATTCGCCCTGGCCGAGGCGGATGAGTGGCACAGCCGGGTCGCTCACGCTGCCTTCTCCGCCGTCACGTCCCGCGGCTGCGGTTCGGCGACGCGTACCTCGAAAGCCCCCTCGCCGATCTCGCGCAGCAACAGCGCCGTGAAGATGCGCGCGACGACCGAGCCGACCTCGGTCGTCGCGTCGACCAGCATGGCATTGCGAGACGCGTCGAGCCGGTATCCGAATTCGAGACGCACCCGCGCCGAGCCGAATAGCCCTTCGCTCGCATACAGCGCCAGGTGCAGCGTCGCCTCGGCTTCGACGAGGTCGGCTGCCCTGGAGAACGTGAAGCGATAGACGGCTCGGGTCATCAGGAACGCCTCCAGGCATCACAGGTGCCTATTGGTTACTTACGCGGCGCCGCGTCGGTTTGGTGGGCCGCGATGTACTGATCCAGTCCGCGGCGCGCGAGATGCCGGCGGATCTGCTCCGCGTGCCGGCGCATCGCCTCTCGGCTGCAGTGGTGCTCGCGCGCGACTTCGGTGAGCGGGTCATCCCGCAGGCTCTCCGCGATCGAGCGCTGCACATCCGAGAGCGTGTCCAGCGCCTCAGCCATGTCGATTGCCAGATCGCGCTCGTGCTGGTCATCGACGGCCGGTTCGGTGAGATTGTCGTCGCCAATCTCGTCGCTGAGCTCGTCAAGCGAGTGGCGCGCCCGGCGATAGTCGCGCGAAAGAGACTTGCGCTCGCGGATCAGGCTCGCGACGCGCCGGTCGACCACCATGCGCACGAACGTCGCAGGCTGGCCCTTGCTCTGATCGAAACGACCGAGGCGGATGAGCAGGTCGAGCGTCAACTCCTGCTCGAGGTCCTCGCGGTCCGACCTGGTGAAGCCGTACTTGCCGATGAGCTGGCGGGCCTTCACGCGAATGAGCGTGGTCGCGTATTCATCAAGTGTGATCTGCTTGCTGGTACCCATTGGGGTCTCCTCGCGGCCGAGGAGGTCCTGCGGGTGCCGACGGAGTCCGCTGCTTGGCCCGGCAACAGAAGAGGCGTTGCGAGTTCGCGGTTCTCCGCGACACCCGCAACGCCTCCGCTTCGCGGCCGGCTGGTTGCGCTGTGTACTGGCTGGTCCTGGTTATGCTGCCTGGTGGTCCTGCTCGATCTCAACGAGGAATGGCAACCCGTGCCGAACCTCGACCGTCACGCACGCTCCGTCCCGGATGTACCTGAGCGCGTCGAGCAGCGCCGCCTGCTCATGGCACAACTCGAAGTCGGCGAGTTCCGTCTCGGTGCGCGGCCCGTTCTCGCCGCTGGCGAGCTTCACCGTCCGCCGCGTGCGCCATGGCCGAGCGAGATCGGCTTCGCCGCGCAGGACGTAGAACGTGACCCGGCCGAAGTTGAGCTGCTGGCACTGCCTGATCAGCCACTGATTCGGCTCTGACAATCCCTGTTTGTTCATCACGAATCTCCCATGAAAACTGGGGTTGCAGCCGCTTCGGCGGCCGCGTTTCACGGGAGTCATTGGACGATGATTGGCGCGGACCTAGCAGGACAGGTCGCAGACGGACGAGACAGGTTGCGCCTTGAAACCCGCGTTCGTGGGTTGGCCGCCGGGGTCCGGTGGCGAAGTCTCAGATTCCCGAGACAAGTTTGGCGCTAGCGCGCCTGGGGCGGGCGAATTGCGACGGAAAACGGGTTGATCCGGTAGCCACCGGAAGTGTCGGCTTGACCGGTCATGCGACAGGTCTGGACGATGTCCTCGCGACTGATCGGGACGCCGATCTTCCGCTTCACCGCAGTCTCGATGTCGGTCTGCAGGTTGTTGATCAGCTTGCGCAGGTTCGTCTCATCCGTGTACTCGTGCCCCGCTTCCTTCATCAAAGCAAGCAGCCGCGTCATGCTGAGCGGGTGGAACTGGTCGGGCGCCAGTCCACTCGCGAGGTCTTTCAGGAACTGCTGCCAGAGGACTCGGAAAACAGCGAGGCGCGGACCGGCTTGCGGATTGATGACAATCTCGCCGTTGACACGCACGAGCTTCTCGTTGAGCTCGACGAAGAACACCCGCTCTGGGTGGGGCTTTTCTTCCGGCTGGATGAGGACATGCCCCTTCGCATACACCGGCACGTCCGCATTGCTGACACACGCGGGACGTGGCGCGTCTGCCAGATCGGTCAGCGTCTTCTGAAGGTCCGCACGGCCTGTGATCAGGTCAACAAGGCCGACGCGGCATACCCAATCCCCCTTCAGGAATCGGCCCTCAGGCGGGCGCGGGTGGATCGTGATGTAGCAGGCCGGGTTTGTGGCGGCGTAGCTCTGCGTGTTGAAGCGGACATCGGCGGGGACATCCGCATCGGCGATGCACACGACCACACCCAGATCGCCGAACCCGTCAACCCGAAACGCGCCGTCACCGAGGTCGCGAACGTCGTTCGAAAGCGCCTCGAGTTGTGCTCGAATCCACGCAAGGACGCCCGCTTGGCGGACCGACACCTGAAGTAAGTGGTGGCGCAGTTTCCCGATCGCGTATGGCCGGACCGGCCGCTCGCACTTCGGGCAGCGAATTTCGTCACCGTCTTCGTCCTGTCCGTCATGCAGCAGGATGCGACCCTTGCAGTGGCGATTTCGGGGCGGAAAATCGCGGTCGCGCGGTTCGACGCAGTTGACGTACTCGCGAACGCTGAAGTCGATGAGCCCGGCGTCGCGCAACTGCTCGGCGTCGGCAATCAGACTGTCGCCGGGCGCTTCGATGCGTGCCCCATCCTCCAGTAGCACCGCCGCGTGCTCATGAGTGACGCGCGAAGCGTTTTTCGGTCGAGAGGACCGGGATGCCATGCGTGTCCCTCATGAAATCTTCGAAGCGCTTGCGCAGCGTCGCATTCAACCGGTGGTCCATGTATCGCACGATGTACTCGTCGGGCCCAGTGTCCTGCTTCTCGAACTGAACGTCGATCCGCTTGCTCAGGTAGATCAGCTTGACCTTGTTGATCCGATCGACGTGTGCGGTCAGGCTGCTGTTGTCCCGCTCGAGCGCGGCGACAGCTCGCTGGACGACGTCCGCGTCGTCGTGACCGATCCGCAGATCCACGCCGTGCAACGGTGAATTCTGCACGTCCAAGTCGACTAGCCTCAGGCCTTCGCAAGTGCCCGCCTTGAGCTGGTTCAGCAGCATGTGAATCTGCTTCTCGTACGTGATCTGGCACTCGTTGTCGTAGGCGACATCTTTGCCGAAGTACGCCGAAGCCAGCGCGTTGGCGATCTGAAGTGGGACCTCGTTACTGTCCGACGAGATATTCACGCGCCGGGCGTTGTCGGCGAAGTCGAGGATGATCCACTCCACGCGATGCCCGTGCTGGATTCGATCGTCGCGCAAGATGTACTGCGGGCGCTCTGGCCGACGGATGAACACGAGGTGATGGTGGTGGTGCCGGACGATGTTCTTCAGCTGGCTCTGTCGCTGGTCGCGCTTCTGCCGGTCATAATCCCTGAGAATCTGCTCGGCCTGCTTGGGCTTCAGGAACCTCTCGAACGGGGCTTCCGGCTGACGGACCTTCTGCTTCAACGCCATACGCGCGAAACCGGACTTGTGAATCTTGTCGAGGTGAAAGACCGTGCGAAGGTGCTGAGGGTCGGCGGCGACCAGCGCGTAAAGTAGCGCCCGAGTGTCATACTCTTCTTCGTCCTTCAAGCGACAAAGCGCGACGACTTCAGCGTCGAGACGGGCGACGGCCAGATCGGCGATCGCGAACTTGCCCTTGTGCCGGGCGAACTGATCCGTCAGGTAGAAGGTGGCAAGTTGGCCGTCACAGCTCGCCAACGCCGCCCTTTTGTCTTTGATTCGCGCCGCCGCGAGATTCAGGATTCGGCAGAGAACGTCAAGCTGGCGCCCGTTTCGGCAGTCCACCCACGCTCTCAGCTCTTCGGGGTCTTCCGCATGACGAAGGGACTCTTGGATGCTGAGTTCGAGTTCGTTTTCCCAGAAGTCGCGGGTGATGTCACCCGGACCGCTTGGCCTGCGAGTCTCGGCCAATAGAGCACCTCCGTTCCGGAACGTGCCCGCGCCCGCGGTCTCCGCCGCCCGCCCACTCGCCCCACGCCGCGGCCGGCACGTTCGACGTACATTCACCGCACACTGACCGCTGGCGGAAAGCATAGCACATGGCACAACTTGATTCCATACCGGCGAGCACCCCAAGGTATGGTAGTCGATGGACCGATAACTAATGCGTGGTGATGGGGTGGCGGCGCGGGCCGGTCGCCAGATCTGCCGCTGCTTCCGCTGAGCCCGTAAAGCTCGTTCCTGAGCGTCTCCACTTCGCGAGCATAAGATGGGATCACGGTGACGAGCGACGAAGGTCGAGGTGATCCGATGGGTGATGGCCACGAGGCGTTCGACAAGGCGGTCGACCAGTACTTTCCCGGCGGGTTCACCCTGCGCGACGAGGCCAACGCGATTGTCGCCTATGCCTTCCGCAACGGTCCCATCGAGGACCTGCACGCGGGCAACCCGTCGGAACTGCTGGAGAATCCCGAACGGAGCCGCATCACCGACGACGAGATGAAGAAGATCATGGTCAACGCGTGCCAATGCGTGGAGAGGCTGCTGCGGGAGAAGCAGGAAGATCCAGGTGCGTACTACCAGAAGATCCTGGAGTACAACCTCAAGTACTGCCGGAAGTGGGAACGGTGACCGGCTTGGGCGCCCGGTCGCATGTCATGCGCTTCCACAGCTGTCGCTGCTTCCGCCAGTCTGGCGTCGCGGCGATCGGCCGGAGCTGCAGTTCGCGGATCGGGTCGCGGCCGAATTCGAGCGGCGGCAGGAACAGAATGTCCTCCTGGATGTCGGGAGCGAGGTTGAGCAGGTTCATGATCTGCGTCATCCGGGCACGCGTGACGTGGCCGAGCCGGGCCAGTTCGGCGTAATCGCGCACCTCACCAGATTCGATCAGCCGCTGGAAGCGCAGGGCCAGCGCCATCAAGCGGGCGATCCGCGGTACGCGGCCGAACATCGGCGGCGGCGGGGCGGACGGGGGTTCGCCACGACGGAGTTCCTTGCGCCCGCGGCGCGCCCGGGCGAAGTGGATCGTGCTCTGCGTCGTGATCCGCCCCTCGCGCCCTTCGGCAACCACCACACTCATGCCGCATCCTCCGCCGCCTTCTCGGCCAGCGCCTTGATGCCCGTCGGCCGGAACGTCACCGCCACGCTGCCGGTCTTGCCGTCGTAGTCGACGCGCTCGACGAGCAGTTGGACGATCCGTGCCTGCTCACGCGGCGTCAGCGACTCCCACACCGGGTCGAACAGCGAAAGCGCCTGCACGACTTCGCGTTCGTCCACCAGCTCGCGGGTCAACACGACGTGTCGCTCGCGTACTTCGGTGAGCCGCGTTTCCAGGCGGCGCAGTTCGTCCTGCTGTCTCGCCACGTCTAACCCGTTGGAACCGGGCGCCGTCAGGTGCTGCTTGAGCGCCTTACTCTGTCGCGCGATGTCGCGTTCAAGCGTGCCCCGCTCACGTTCGAGGTCCGCGATCGCCTTCTGGCTCTGCACCCGCACCTGGCGGATCGTCTCGGCGAGCACGCCCGGGTCGCGCCCGATGCTGCGAATCTGGTCCACGACGAACCGCTCCAACTCGCCGGCGGGCACCGACTTCGACGGGCACGTGTACCAGCCGCGCTTCATGGCCTTTGTGCACACGTAGTACCGGTAGCGCTTCGGCCCCTTCGACGAAGTCGAGTGGACCATCGCGCAATCGCACGGCACGCACCGGAGCAATCCCTTCAGCAACGCCCCGTACTTGTTCTTCACGACCCCGCCGCCGGTGCTGCCGTTGCGCTGAAGCAGGGCCTGTGCTCGTCGCCAGATCGCCTCGTCGACGATCGCGTCGTGCTCGCCGTCGTACAGGTCCGCGCGGTGCCGCACCTTCCCGAGGTAAGCGGGGTTCGTCAGTAGCCGGAACAGCGTGACCTTGTCGAACGGCTTTCCGCCGACCGCCGTGCCCTTGCGCGTGGTCCACTGCTTCGTTCGCCAGGCGCGGCGGTCGAGCTCCTTCAGCACCGGCGCGATACGCTCGTGGTCCAGGTACAGCTCGAAGATCGCCCTCACGCGTGCCGCCTCGTCATCGTTGACGGCCAGTTTTGAGCCGCCGGGCAGCACAACCAGGTCGTAGCCGAGCAGCGGCTTGCCGCCCATCCACTTCCCGCGGCGCCGCGCGGCGGCGATCTTGTCGCGCGTGCGCTCGCTGATGATCTCGCGCTCGAACTGGGCGAACGACAGCAGGATGTTCAGCGTGAGCCTACCCATAGAGTGCGTCGTGTTGAACTGCTGCGTGACTGAGACGAACGAGACGTGGTGTTGTTCGAAACGCTCAACGATCTTGGCGAAGTCGAGAATCGAGCGGCTGAGGCGATCGACCTTGTACACGACCACGCAATCGATCTTCCCGGCGTCGATGTCGGCGAGCAGGCGCTGAAGGGCGGGCCGGTCCATGTTGCCGCCGGTGAAGCCGCCGTCGTCGTAGTGATCGGGCAAGCACACCCAGCCCTCGCCCGCCTGGCTGGCGATGTACTTCTCGCCGCTGTCGCGCTGCGCGTCGAGTGTGTTGAAATCCTGCTGAAGTCCCTCCTCAGTGCTCTTGCGCGTGTAGATCGCGCAGCGGATTTGCTTCGGCTGCGGTTCGGGCTCGCGGCGTTTCCTACGCATTGACGGTCTCCCGACGCCGCATTGGCTTGGCGACGATCCTGGCCCGCCCGGTCGCCGCCTTACCGTTGCCGGCGGCCTGGCCGTTCTTTGGCCCCGCGCCGTTGACGGTCACTTCCGCCTTCGGTTTGGCGATCTTGAAGAAGAGCAGCCCGTTCCAGTGCGAGCCGGTGATGAGTTTCGCGATCGCGCTCAGCGAGCGGAAGACCTGGCCGTCGTACTCGAACCCGTCGTCGCGGACGACGACGTGGTACGCCTGGCCGCGATAGGCGCGCGTCAGGACGGTCCCTGGCGGCGGAACGCGCTCGTCCGCGACCGCGCGCGCGGCCTTCGCGCCACCGGCCCGATTCCCGCCCGACGCTGCCGGCTCACGCGGAGCCGTGGTCCGCAGGTCGGCGTCGCGGGCCAGGAACTCAGCCCGTCGGCGGGCGCGCTCCGACAGGTCGCCCTCGGCGAGGGCCTGAATCCGCCACGCGATCCGCTTGAACAGCCAGTCCTTGTTGCCGGCCCGCGTGGGTTCCTCGAAGACCGCCTCGTACTTCTCGCGCAGCTCGCGGACGGTCATCTGCTTCAGGTCCGCGAGCTCTTTCCCGAAGTTCAGTGCCAT